GAGGCTGGGTTGGTCGCGTCGACAGAGATGTAGATCGAGTTGACCGGGAACGCTTCATGCACGCCCCACGCTGGCACACCGCCGGTGACTTTCCAGACGTGGTTGGTCGACCCAATACCGACACGCGTGAGCCCGCCACCCGAATTACGGTAATAGGTATCGCCAGTCGCGTCGCTACCGAGCGTGAACTTGATCGGACCTTGGAAATCGAACACGTCGGAGGAAAATTGGGGCATTAGAGGATCTGCGTAATGGTTGTGACAGCGACCCACTTACCGACCGCACCGGAGATTCGTACGACCAGCGTACCATAAGTCGTATTCGCAACAACCGCAGCCGTGGCGGCGGACACAGCGCTGTCTTTGAAGATGACCGTGGTCTGCGGCGTGCCCTTGATTGCTGTAGTCGCCTCACTGGCACCGCACGCGGCAGCGCCTTCGATGCGCCACACAGCCAGATCACCGCCGGTCGTGAGTAGCGTCACCTTGGTGGTGAACTCACAGGCCGAGTTGATAGGGATGTACAGCGTGTTGGCCGCAGATACCGTGGCGTTGCCGTCAGACGTCAGGTCTTTGGACGACGTGTTGACCGTCGTACCGCGAGTGATGACGCCCATGTGCTGGGCATCACCAGAGTAGTTACCGCCTGAGGACCACGCCCAAGCGCCATACACGCCGCGCGTCGTGGCCATGTAGCCACCGGGCACCCACGATTTCTCACCAGATGCCGTGTTGCGCGCGCCGCCACTGATCGTGGACTCTTTGCCAGACGCGACTTGTGACTCAACATCGCGCTCTTTCTGCCAGTCTGTTGCGCGGATACCGCGCTTGAGCCCGCCAGCAGTGGTGTCATCAGGAATCTGCGCGAGGGTCGAACCGTTCGACCCTTTCGCGACCAGCGCGGCGTCAATATGCGTCGCAGAGCCTGCTGCTGTGAACGACGACACATAGACCGTGGCGTTTGGGTCAGCCGTGCTCTGCTGCGGCGTGAAGTACAGCGTGAACATAGTGAGCGGGATGGTGTCCGTTCCGCCCATTTGAGCGGGGACACCATCCGACCCGAGCTTTAGTGGCTTGACGTCAGCCACTGGTTACACCAGAACGATGGGCAAACCGGGCGAGAAGGACAGCGTGGTAGCCGAAGTGGCGAACCCAACCATCTGCACGATGTCGGCCGCGCCAGACGGCGGGGTCGAGACGATCGCACCGGTGGCTGCTGCGCTCAGGAAGTATTTGCTGCCGGGGGTCAAGCTCGACAGACCGGTGATCGTGCCTTCGAAGTAGACGGTACACGACGCAGCTGCAGTCGCAGAAGCCAGCACGAAGCCCATCGCGGCCTTGGCCACGGCGTTGGCGTCAGCCTTCCAGACCGTGCCAGCGGCGCTGATGTACACGAGGTCGCCAGCGGTCAGGTTCTCGCCAGCCGTGTACGACACAGCGTCGGCACCGAAACCAGTCGGCATGAAGGTGACGTCGAGCTTGCCCGAACCGTCGAGGCCGGGAATCTTGCCGGAATCGCCCGCACCAGCGCTGGTCGCGACCGTGGACTCTTCAGTCAAGACCCCGCTTGAAAGCTTGAGAAACTTTGCCATGTGTTAGACCCTCAGGATCGATGAAAGGATGTTGATGAAGAGCGTGTCGGCAGCGACTGCCGTTCCGACGAGCTGAATCATACCGTATGCCGGTGGGGTTGTTGACAGTTCCCCGTCTGGGCCGACATATACCGGGGCGTCGGCCGAGAAAGAGAACGCCGCGTCCTGCACGGTACCGTTCTGTTTGACCGTGGCAACCTGCCCGATCAGCGCTGAACTCACAGTAACGCCGAACGCGCGGCCGTAGTGGGCCACGTTGGTCGGGTCGAAATAGAAAGCTTCACCGGCGGTGATTACCACCAGACGACCGGCAGAGAGATTCTGCCCTGCAGTGACCGTGACAGCGACTTCTGCTGTGTCGCCAGCTGGGCCACGTGGGCCACCAGAGCTGGAGAACACGAACGCAGTAGGAGTGCTCGGTGCTCCGAACATCGTGGCTGCGGACGGAGAAACGATGGCGCTGGCCTGCGGAGCCTGCTCCACCACGATATTGGTGGCTGGCGACTGCACCGCCTGCGCAGAGCCTTCCAATTGGGCAACGATCGTTGCCGGTGCGGCAGCAGTCAGCGAGAGAGCGGAAGGGTCAGCCTGTGGTACGTAGGCCCCAGCTTGTGGTGCCTGCACTACAACGACCCCACCGCTCGGCTGATCCACCACCAAACTGACGGTGTCGCCGAGTGGGATGGGGGTCTGGCTCATGCCTCACGAGTTCCCTCAGGCGTAGCGGTCCATGCGTAGTCCCACGGACGGTACACGCGGCTGTCAGGGCTGACCAGCTCGATCTGCGCGATACCGGTGCTCAGAGTGTTGTTGTCGAGCAGCAGACGGCCTTCGGCGGGCGTCAGCGTGAGCGAAATCTGCCCGACCGCGCCGGTGATCGTGATCTGTGGGGTGAGCCCAGTGCTGACCGCATCGATCAGGATCGTGCCGCTGACCACGCTCCTACGGAACTGGCAGCGCGCGGTGTAGTTGGTGATGTCCTTCGGCGGCATGTACGCCAGCGTGGCCGAGTTGGCCACGTAGGCCGTCTGCCCACCGGTGTTCACACCGACCAGCACCAGCGTGTTGGCATCCACCCGCTGTGCAAAGTGCGGCGTCTCTTCCGTGGTGTTGATCGACGGGCCGCGCGCATTCTGAATCCAGATCGGGATAGTCACACCCGCCGGAACACCATGCGCAGTAGCAGAGATAGTCGTTGGCCACCCGAGCGTCAGCGCAGAGATGGTCTTGAACACATACGGACCTTCGCACCACACGACTGTGTCGGTGAACGTCTGACCCCCAGCAATCTGGATCTTGCGGACTGGAACCTTCGCCACGGTCAGTAACCTCCGTATTCAATCGTGCGGAACTTATGCTCACGGCGTTCGCGCTCAAGCTTGGCCTGCTGGCAATATGCCATAAACTGAGCTTCGAAGTTCTCGGAGCGACCACGATCGAAGGTCTCCGCATCCTGTTTCATGTGCGCGCAGCGCTTGACCCACAGCAGCAAGTGCTGGTGGTGCTGCTCGTCAATCTCCAGATCCTGATCCTTGGCGGTGATCTCCTCCAACGGCATGCGGTAGACCGTCAGGGCGATGGTGTCAGCCACCAGCGGGATGTCCACGATACGGGCCTTGTTGGCCTCCATACCGAGCACCAGCGAGTGAATCGGGCCAGTCGTGCTGTCCAGCCGCGAGAAGCGCTGACCGGTGCCGTAGGCATTCGGGTAGCGGTCATACCCGCTGCGCTGGAAGTCCTCGATGTTCTTCAGCTCAACATCGCGGTAGTCGGACAGGCGCACGGCCTGTCGGATCTTCAGGATCTTGGGGGACAGGTCAACGAAGACCTGTCCCACCGAGATTGGCAGCTGAGTGATTGAGGACGTCGCGTCTGCGATGCCCCCAGTCAGCCGGGTGAACATGATCTGGGCGTCGTTGATGTACTGGTAGATCTCCGACGACGTCCAGAGCGGCGGCTCTTCAACATCCCGCGTGTCTGAGCGAAACCGGTCGTGAAGAGCTGTGCTGTTCATTACGGCAGTTTCTCATTGGCCTTGGTGTCGTTGATGATCTGCCAAACCGCAGCGATTTCCTTGGCGGTGACGCGGTAGCCGAGTTCTCGGACCACAGCATCGACGGCTGGTAGGCCAGCGGCAGTGAAATCACCGCGCTCGTTGCGCGCCACCAGATCTTCAAGAGCCTTGAGAATCTGGTCTTCTTTGACCGCCGGGTCGAGCGGCGCAGCATTCTGGCGCTTCGGCTCGTCAATCGTGGGGGTGGAGCCGTCTTCAGGAACTGCACCAATGGCCAGTGCCTGACTGTAGACGATCGGGGGGACGTAGGTCGGGACACCCTTCTTGAAGGCGATCGAATGCCCCAAAGTCGTGGTGAGCGTGACGTCTCGGTTGGTAACGAGCTTCGGTTGCGCTGCCATTTCCATCTCCATGAAGAGAAGGGGCCCGTAGGCCCCTTCTCAGTTAGGACCCTTAGTGGGTCTGGACTTCCTGCACGCGGTTGCGAATGATGTACTCCACTCGCAGCGTGAGCTTTCCGGCCGTGGCTGCACTGGTCGTGGGAGCGACCGTCAGTCGAATCGGCACACCGGTGGTGTTGACGTAGCCGGTCAGCGTCAGCGCAGTGCGGGCCGCAGTTTTCTTGTCGACGGCGCTCATGTAACGAACGTCAGAGACCGAATCACCCACGGACACGGCATACGTTGCCGACGTACCGACCGCAGTCTCGGTGGTGACATCACCACCGATCAGCACCGCGTTGACAGGCAGGTTGATGACATCGAACACGTGGGAGGCAACGGAGGCGAACCCGTCGCTGACGCCCGAAGTGTTCAACATGGTGTCGTCGAAGTTCCAAGTGAACTCCGCGACGAGCGGGTATTGTGCGCCCCGCGTGGCTTTCAGTACGGACATTGGGTCGTTCTCCTATTACTGCGCGACGTAGACCGAGATCACACCAAAGTCCTGCGTGGTGTTACCCGAGTAGATGCTGTTGAACTTCGGCTTCAGGAAGCCAAGGATCTTCGCCACCGAGATACCCTGCTGGTTCTCGTAGTCGAAGCCCTTCTCGACCCATTCCGGACTACCGATGTCCGCCATCGCCAGCGCCTGCGCACCGCAGAACAGAATCTGACAGCCATGCACCGTACCCGTGGCACCCCAACGCGAGCCCGAAGCGGCACCCGAGGTGTTGTACACGTGACGGAACTCGTGGAACACGATGCCGTCGATCTCGATGCTCGATCCCGTGAACAACGGGTTCGTCTCACCGCGCGTACGAGCGTGACGCACGTTCAGCATGAACGTCGGGTCCAGCTTCAGCTTGGCCATCGCCTGCGGGGTCAGGAAGCAGTGGAACACCTCTTCACCGCCCGAGCCCTTGATGCCGCGCAGATACTGGTCCTTGGCGTACGCCTTCAGCTGCACGAACAGTTCCCACGACGGAGTGTCGGTGGCAACCACGTCGCCGGTAGCGCCGTTCTGGATCAGGGTCTTGGTGGCGCTGGTGCCGTCCCAACGCAGCTTGCGCTGATTGGTCGGGGCCGAGACGTCGGCAGCGAACTCAAGGAACGGAAGGTCCGAACCAACGCGAGCGACGCCGTTGTTCTTCATGGCGTAGCTGACACCGGACAGGGTCAGGAAGGCCATCTGGTCGATACGATCGGCCAGCCAGTAGGCCAGAACGTCGCGGCTGTTGTTGCGGAACTCGACAACGGACTTCTGATCGGCCATACGACCTTCGTGGCGGTTGGCATGGCGGAGCATGTCAATCCGGATCACTTGGTCATACGACTTCATCTGCTCTTCGTTGCCTTCCAGCGTGCGGTCACCAGCGGTGCCGTCGCCTTCCAGATCCGCGAGCAGGGTAATGACAGCGCGGGCACCCTTCTCCGACTTCTTCAGCTCAGTGATGTGCTGAATCATCGAATTGGAGTCTTTGCCGAGGAACTTGTTCACGAACGCGTAGTTGCGCGCGTGCTTCCACAGGTCCATGGACCATGCGGTCTTTTGCTCGTTGGTGAGCAGGGAAAAGTTGGTCAACATTGGGTGGGCCTCCTAAGGCCTGAAAGGGATTGAGTCGTACCATTTGCCCAGATTGTCGCTTGGGCGGCGGGCGCGACTTTTTAGGAGGTCGTGGACTCCGCGAGCACTTTCGTGGCGCGCTGACGATGTGGGGATCTTATCTCCGCGCGTTACCCTTTGCAACCGCAGCCACCGGGTGTACCGGCGATTGGGTTCTTCATTTCGATCGGGATGACCTGAGCCTTGACGGTTTCGGCTCGGAGCACCTCGTTCCGGAGACTCCGGACCTGATCCGGAGTCGGTTCGGGGACAAGTTCGAAGAAACCACGGAGGTAGAACAGCAGTTGGTTAGCGTCCATCAAGCGTGTACCCCAAAGTAGAAGTCCCAGATGCGATACCGTAGGTCTGGTGCCGTTGCAACTGCTGTTGCTGCATCAGGTGCTGCTGCATCAGCGACTGCTTTACCATGTCCAGTTTCTGCTGCTCCAAGCGCTCTTTCTCGACCAGCGCATCGGCCTTATCGAGCAGCTTGGCGGCGACGATGGGCGCAATCGTCTCGGTCAGCTTCGCGCGGACCTCTGCCCACTGCTCAGCACTCGGCGGATTGTCTCCCAGCATGCTGCTGGCACCATTCAACCAAAGCACAAACTCCAATGGGCGCATTTCAAAGTCCTTTGACGACGGAGTCGACAAACCCAGCGGGCTTGGCGACCTGAGTGGGTGGTTTGGAGATGTACCAATCCGTCGCCATGATGTCCTCGTGGCCCGGAATCCACTCGTAGTGGGTGTGCTCATTGCCCTCGACCAGCAAAATCTGCTGGTCTCGGAGCATGAGGAAGTTCGGGTAGAGACCGGGGCGCGTCAACCGCGCCCCAGCCCTCAGCCTGTCCAGAGTGAAGATGAAGTCCATTACAGCGTGTCTCCACGCAGCTTGGACAGCGTGTCCTCGTCGATCTTGGCGAACTTGTCCTGCGACATGCGCATGATGTCGATTCCCGGCGTGTCGCGCGAACCGGCGGCGTCCGAATTCAAACCGACCTTGCTGGTCGACGCTGGCTGCTTCTTGTCGGCCTCAGCAGCCTTCTTGCGCGCGTCCTCAGCGCGTTTCGCGCGCAGGGCAGCCGTCGTCTCATCCCCGAGCGGCAACGCGCTCTGAGCGGGCCCCATGACGTATTTGATGGCCTTCTCCAGCGCAGCGGCTCTGGTGAACCCCTTGGCTTGGAACGCTTCCATCAAATCGGCCACTTCTTCGGTCTTGGCCCGGTCAAACTGGTCGTTTTCGGGGTTCAGGACCGGGTACGTGCTCTCGGCCTTGGCCAGCAAGGAGTCGAAGCGCAAGTCATCAATCGCAGCCTTTCGGGCAGCTTCGGACTTCACCGTGGTCTTGTAGTCCGTCAACTGGTCGCGCAGCTGTTCGACCTGACGACGAACGGCCTTGGCCTCGTCCTTCTTGCCGTCCATGACCAAGTCTTCATACTTGTCCTGCAGCTCATCCAGCTGCTTCTGGGCCTTCGAGACCTCGACACTCTGGTGCTGAACGCCCTGCGCACGCTCCAGCTCCAGAATCTTCTGCTGGAGAGCCTCCTCGCGGGCGCGCGCCTTCTGCTGAGCCTCATCGAAGCGTGCCTTCGGGATACGGATGCGCCGATTGGCCTCGGCTTTGGCTTCAGCAGCCTCGCGTTCGGCCTTCTCTTCGGGAGTCTCTTCGGTTTCGGTCTGGTCGTCGTCCTTGGAGAGGAGATCTTTCTCCTTGACCTCCGGCTCCTTCACCGGCGGGGTCTCCTTGGTATCGACCGTCGGGCCGTCGTTGCCAAAATCGAGGTTGCTGCTGTCGTCGTCGCCGTCAAGGATCATGCTGTTGCTCCGGTGGTGTTGGCGGGTTTGGGTTTGTCGGCAGCGGCCTTGGCCTCTGCGACAGCTTTGACGCGGTTGTTCATGATGTCAGCGTCGGACTGCTCTTTCTTGAGCTTGGCGTCGAGCATCGCGGCTTCGCGCTTGAGGGAGAATTCGAACTCCATCTGCTTCTGTTTGAGCGCCATCTCCATCATAAGCTTCTTCTCAGCCATTTTCATCTCAGCGTCGAGTTTCTGGAGTTCCAGATTCTCTTCGTTGGCTCCCTCATCGATCGACGCCATCTCTTTCTGGGCTTTCGCCTGCTTGAGCTGGGCATCGGTCTGCTTCTGAGTCGCCTCAGCTTCGATCTTGGCGACTTCAGCCTCGCGCTGGCGCTGCTGTAGAGCCGCTGCGGCTTGAGCCTCAGGCGAACTCTGGTCACCTTCCATCGCCTTGATGATCTCAGCCTTGTCCTTGAGCTTGCTGGCCTGCAGGATGAACTTGTCGGGGATCTGGACGCCAGCTTCGATGCGCAGGCGCACAGCCTGATCGAACTGGGTGTCTTCGAATGTGTCGCGTTCCGGCTGATTGGTCACGACAACCATGTACTCGCCCAAGGTCAGATCGTTGGCGATCGTCCCTTCCGGCGTCGGCTGGTTGACCGTCATCTGCTCCGTGGCGTTGGTGATCCGGTCCGTCGTGATGTAGACCAAGCGCTGTTCGGTGTAGAACTCTTGGACCAAATCCAAAACATTGCGGGCCAAGATGAAGTCCGTCCGGTTCATGTTGTCCATGACCTTGGCCAGATTGGCCTGACCGCTCTGCTTGTTGGCGGTCACGCTCTTGGCAGCGACGTCCTCACGTGCGAAGCCCTGCATGTAGTCCGACACGCCAGAGATCGACTTGATGTGCTCCTCGGCCTTGTAGCTGATCCGATCCAGCCCTGAAGGGGTCTGATTCGGCTGGATCTTCTCGATGTTGTCGAGTTCATCGACCTCAACGACCAAGCCAGTCTGCGCACCGCGCTGCTCCAGCTCGGCGATCGACATGTTCAGCAACGAGTTGCGCTTGACCTTCCAACCCGAGTTCGCCGTGGTGTTGACGACGTGCAGCTCTTGGGAACTGACCTTGTTCAGCAGTTCCTGAGGCCCGATCAGGTTCTCCACGAGGCCAATGGTCCGACCGCGACGGAAATACGGGAAGTACGGGACCACCGTGAAGTGCTTGTACGGGCTCCAGTCGTCGTGAAGGACCACATTGTCGGCCACCACGGTCCAACGCACGCGCTGAACGAGCCGTTTGGTCGTGCTGAGGTTCGGATTGTTGATCAGGTGCTGCTGGATTTGGTACTCATCCCAGTCTGTGGGCACTTGGCGCACGTCACCGGTGCCGATGTCCACAAAATGCAGCATCTTGTCGAGCTTCCGCCACTGACGTTCGAGCACGCGGATGTTCCGAGTGGCTCCACGGTCGCGTTCTGGCCCAAAAGCGGCCGCTCGGACGTGTCCAAAACGGTCCCGATCGGCGTCGTACGAGTCGAAACCGTACTGAAAGCTCGAATCTTGGCGTCCGCGCAGCAAATCAGCGTCTTTTTTCGAGTACAGCAGCTCAATTTGGTCCGCGCTCATCCACTTCGTGATGATCACGTCGCCCCATTTGTCCGGATCGTACTCATCCGCGTCGCAGTCGATGAGCACGTTCTTCGGATTCAGCTGCTCAATGCGCACTTCTCCGCGCAGAGAGTCCGAAAAGTCCAGTCTGACGTCGAAAAAGCCTCTGGAACCGATCACTCCGTCCGCAAAGACGTCGGATCGGACCCACGGCAGCTGGTTGTTGTCCCCAATCTGCATGAAGACCTTGGTCAGAGCGGCCGCAACCTCGGACGTAGCCCCTTCGTTGCGCGGTTTGAACGTGATGTCCGTGCGGTTGTAGATCTGCTCGCCCAGAACATTGGCCAAAGTGCTGATCACCTTGTTGATCGTCAGCGCTGGGCGTCGGTTGGCCCGCAAAAGGGCCATGTCGTTCGGGTCCCACTGCAAGCCCGCAAAGAAATCCTCGCACCGCGCGTGCTTCCGCACATAGTCGAGGTGGCCGTTGTCTCGTAGCCACGCGTACCGCGTGTGGACGTCATCAGCAACGGCGTTGTTAACTGGCATTTGTGTTAGTCCTAGGCGTTAGACCGTTGGGGTTGTCGATAGAAACAAGACTACATTGGTGGCGCTTATGCTTGTTGAGGCTCCATTCAAACCAATACCCGATAACTTCACCAGCAATGTTAACAAACTTAGGCGCTCTCGCCTCTGAGACATCCTCTTCGACCATACAATGTCTGATCGTACAGCCGCATGGGAGTAATACTGAAACTTCAACTCGTGAGATCCTGTTATCCATTTTAGGCCGCCATATGGGTGACGTCAGTGCCGTCGAGATAAGCCAAACGGTCTTTCCACGACGGGAGTGGTGGTGGAGTGTACGCTTTTGGTGGTTCTTTACCCATACACAAATGCACTGCCCACGCCAGTGCGTCGACAACGTCGTCGTGCGCGCCCGCTGGAAAGCGGAGCAACTCCTGCTCAGCCTGCGGTAACCACCCTGCGTGCTGGTGGAACACCACCCGGCCCTGCTGCATACGCCCCTGAAGCGGGCGCGCGCGGGCCATCTTGTCGGTCATGGGGCGCAGAACCTCGTACGGCGGGAACTGTTTGCGCTCCAGCATCCGCTTCTTGAGAAGCGGCTCGATCGCTCGCCAGATCTGGCCGTCCTCCGCGCCAATTACGTACCCAGTGCCGGGGGTTGAGCCCCAGCGCAGAGCTGCGTCGAGGATCGCTTCCACGATCTGGAAGCTGTCGCCCTTCATGCGGAAGATCTCCAAGACGTGTAAGACGTCGTTCTCGTCCTGCAAGATCGTCGCGCCGACGGTCCAGTCGTTGACCTGTTTCTCACCGATCGCAAAGTCCCAAGCAGTGAAGACACTGAGCCCTTGGACACTGGGAACTTGGGGTTCATACCGAAAATACTCGCGCCGGAAGTACATACCCTCGTCAGGAACCGGGTTCTGCTGGTACAGCGCGGACCAGATACGCGGCTGGAGGTTCGCTCGGATCTTCTTGAGGGCTTCGGTCGGATACCGCTCTTCGTGGAGGCAAAAGTCCTTGGGTCTGAGGAGCGTAAGGAGCAGATCAGGCGGGGTGATCTCCTCTGGAGACCGGACAATCTCCCCAGTCTGCTCGTTCCGGTACTCCCACGCCTCGCTCAGCGCTGGGTACTTCACGATCTCGAACTGATCCGCCTCAGGGTTGGCGGACATAGCAGCTTGGAGCCGACCAGCTAGGTCGTCGTCGTTCCACCAAGTCTCAATAACCAGCACGCCGCCGCCGGGTGCAAGTCGGGTGTACGCAGTCGACTGGTACCAATCCCAGAGCTTGTCGCGGACAGCGATGCTGTCAGCCTCCTCCTGATTCTTGATCGGGTCGTCTACGATCAGGATGTGCGCGCCCTTACCGGTAATACCGCCGCCCACGCCTGCAGCAGTGAAGCCGCCGCCTGCTTTGGTCGTCCATTTCTCCACACTTTGGGACTCAGGGTCCAAGTTCGCCTGCGGGAAGATGGCCTGATAGACCGGATCTCTGACCAGCTCGCGGACTTTGCGCGAGAAGACCATCGGGAGATCCAAGTTGTACCCGATGTTGATCAACTCGTGCTCAGGATGATGTCCCAAGTGCCAAGCGGGGAAGCGCACGCTGGCCAGCTCGCTCTTGCCGTGACGCGGAGGCATCAAGAGCATCAGTCGCGGGGACTTCTTGTTCGCCACGTCTTGGGAGAACTTCTCCAAGCGCCTGCAGATATCTGCGTGGACCCAACCGGCTGAGTACGAGCCGTGAGTCATGTCGGTGAAATGCAACAATCTGCGACGGGCTAGTACGCGCCGCGCCAGAATTTTTTCAAGTTGAGCTTTGTTCATCGATGACTTCGAACTCGCCTTCGTGTTCGTGGGTGAGCTGAAGAAGCTCTTCATCACTCATCGCGGACATCTTCTCAAGCAGAACCTGTCCCTTGACCGAGATCTCCAGCTTCGTCTTCGTCGGTTCGTAGAAGCCACACATCTTACCGACTTCGCGCCAGCCAGCGACCATCGTGAGCGGATCAGCCTTGACACGAGCGATATCGATCGCCTCCAGAAAGCCATCGATGACCTTCTTCTTGGTCATCCCAGAGGCAATGGCGTAGGCAGCTTTGGCCTCGGCAAGAGCCTTCTGGATCTTCGGCTTTCGCTTCAAGTCCACAGCCTGCACGTCCGGATTCACGAACCCAGCTGCACGTGCAGCAGCTCGGTCCGTCATACCAGCAGCGACGCCCTCAACGAACACGCGCTGCATCTGCGTGAGCTTCGAGTCTTCGCTCGGCGGCTTCGAGTGATCGACTCTTGAGAGCCGGGATCTTGGTTTGATGTTGGCCATATATCAATCCTAGCAGAATTTTTTGGAAACTTCTTTTTGCGACGGGGCGGGGGTACTTCGGATCTGAACTTCTCAGCCCGAAGAACTTAGGGACTAGGGGCCAAGAAAAATTGGTCTATGTACCTCCGTGACACCCTCCCCCACCCAAGCTCCGAAGCCACCCCCACTTCGGATTCGGATCCCCAGAGCCGAGAAAGGAGTCTCTTCGCACCCCCCGCGTCGAGCTGAAGCTCGACGTGCCCGAGTTTTTTGCTACGCACAACCTCAACTAGGAGATACCGAATGAACGCTTCGACCAAAACCAACAACGTCATGACCAACCTCAAGGCTGGCCTGCGCTCGGCGCTGAAGAGCAAAGCCGCAGCACTCGTGATGATGTTCTTGTTCTTCATTGCACTGTGCTTCATGTTCAACATCATCGCGAAGGCGTGCCTCGCGATGTTCGGCGAGTACCTCGGCCTCGTCGTGTATTTCATCATCAGCTTCGGCGCGATCTTCGCGATCGAGGCAATCACGAAGCGCGCAAACACCAAGCTCGCGCGTCGCAGCGCTTACCGCTAAGAACCCAACCACTAAGGAGAAAGTCATGCCCACTCCACCGATCGTGACTCTATACGACCAGTACGGCCTCGACGAGCCGTTGCCGCCTGAGATTCAGGCAGTCCTCGACGCCCTCGACGACGAGGACCTCGGGCTGGATGTCTCGGACGCTGAGTTCTGGGACTAAGAGCCCAGAGCCAAGTCACAAGCGAGGGGAGCTGAAGCTCCCCTTGCCCTTAGTACTTCGT